TTCCACGGACCACATCTTTCCGACCGTCTTGCCGTTCTTCACCATATCCTTGATGAAGTGAATGTCGGCAGTGTTCTCACACTTCGCGCAATCATACCGATTCCTCGGAACGACCTGAACGACCGTGATCGTCTTGCTCGTCTTGCAGTTCGGACATGTGAGTTTCAGTTTGGTCGTGAGCATTTCAGTTCCGAATGTATGAGGGCATTGTGGGTTCAACGACCCGAAGCTTCATCCAAGGAGCGTCTCCCTGGTACGGGGCGGACATCGCCGTGGCGTTTTCGAGCGCCTCCGACAGCGTGGGCGCGACGCCCACGACCGACCATTCGTAACCGTTGAGGGAGAGTTGTTGGATTTGGAACATTTCCATGATTAAGCTGCCTTCTTTCGAATGTCAGTGTTGAGGGTCGGCTTCAGCTTCATGATCAGCTTGCGCTCAAACTCATGCGCCGGAGCCTTACCGCGAACCGTCTTGACGACGGAAATCTTGAATGCTTCGGGACCGTGCGAGCGGATCGCCTTGCACAGTGTCCACTTCTTTCCCTTTTCGCAGCGGGCGCGGGACACATGCTTCTGAAAGCGTCGCACCGCAGACTTCTTTTCCGTCCGCTCGAAAACGGTGAGACCGATGTAGAACTCACCCGCGACTTCCAGCTTGTAGATCACATGCCGGCGGTCTGAACGCTTTTTGCGGGGCTTCTTTTCTCTCTCAACCATACACATATTATCTCATATGCGGCGGCCGAACGCAAGGGAATAGTGGGCAATAATCTTGCGAAGATTTAGGACTTCGCGCAACATTATTACCCACGGAAATACATGTGTCTTTTATGCAACACTGGGGTTAACCAATGGTTAACGGCTAGTCCGGACTGGACATGAGAATGCGAATGACTCGCAACGCGGCGTCGTGCGTCAGACCCACTTGAGAATCAGTCTTAACAAAGCGATGGTGCTGGTTTTTGTTCATCCAGTCGTTGTCGTCAATGATGCACCAGCGACCGTACGCATTCGCGTCAGGATGATCCAGGAGCCAGTCACGGATTTCGTCACCGCGTGTCCTGGCTCTTACGATGACGCCACCGTCGTCGTTGTTCTGTTGTTGGTAATCGTCAGGCGTCTTGCCGATCACGAATGCCTTGTCGCATAGGCCGGCAAGGTATAGCATGTGAGAAATCGAATCCACCGAGTGCCAGACGCGCCAGTGGGACGAGATGACAATATTGATTCCGTCCTGAAACGCTCCGGCGACGAGATTGAGATTGTTGACGAGTGCCGGTTCAATCTTGCCGGCCGATGTCTGAAAGCCTGGCGTGGTTGGAGTGTTCAGCACTCCGTCGATATCGAGGAAGACGATGGGTCGAAGTTTTTTCATATTGTTTCCGATAAAAGATGGTACCCCCTGCTGGAATCAAACCAGCAATAAAGAATTAGAAGTTCCTTGTGATATTCATTTCACTAAGGGGGCGGGATTCTATGTAGTATTCTATCACGAAAAAAGCGGAATGTCAAGCGTGGAATGTATTCCGACGCGCATACCAGATATGTGCCTGTGTTAGCGACATGTTGTCTCCTTTGCGCGTTCACTTCGCACTTGCAGCATAAATAACTTGACAATCGTTCAGAGTTCAGCTATAATGATCATCAAAGTTGACGATTGCGTCAACATCAAATAGGAGACTAAAAATGAATATCCGTTCAATCAATTTCGTAGAAGCCGCCATCGGAATCTCGGCAGTCATTCTTACCGCGTTCGTTATGTATACGATGATTTCCGCATCGAAGCACATGACGTTTACCACGGATCAGATTTCGTATCAATCCGCAGCGTAATAGCTGTCGTCACAACACTGCGCTACGACAAAGGGGCCTTACGGCCCCTTTTTTATTAGCTTGACAACAAATGAAACCTGACGATCTGGATCATAGAGACTATCGGAAGGCTTGTGTTCTTTTGTGGGGCGTCGTTCGAAGAGAACGAAGGATTCCTTGTCGGTTTCCCACACGGTTCTGAGTGGTGTCATTCCGGTCTCGTCAACCCAGTGAAGAACATCTTGGATTTAGGTTCGGGTTCCCCAAACTTGACCTCCAGCTTGGCTTTCGACACCCGCTGGTTCTTGAGATGCGTCTCCCAATAGACCCACTTGCCAGTCGCATCAAGGAATCCCCAATCACGAACCTTTGGTCCTCGAATGAACAGGGTCCAGGCACCTTGAACTTCGCAGCATCCAGGATGTCCCGGAAGCATCAGTTTGTGGAGTGACGTCGGACGTGAAAGTCGGAAGTGTCCAGGTCCGCGCCAGAATGTTCCTTTAGGCGTCTCTTCCCAATAACCACCCTTCAGGATCAGCGTGAAGTACCACCACGGATGATCGTGCAGGCCGTCTTCGTCGGACTTCACGATGTGATGAATGAATGCATTGAACGGAAGCTTGCGCGATGGCTCGTCGTCCGTCATCTTATCCTTGAAGATCAGATAATAGCGATGCATGTATGGAACAGTACCGGATCGATCCATGATGATGCGATGTCGGCCGTTGCGTTCCAGTAAGTTCAGAAACCAGGATGCGATGGACATGATTGTGTTTACTCCGTTTGATAGACTTGTGCGAGGGAATAGGTACGCTTTTCGTTGTTGAACAGACGCTTGCCCAGCTTGGTGCGCGCACCGTTGGCCTCGGCCATCGTGAGTTCACGGAACTCGACAATATCAAAGCAGCGTCCTGGTCGCAGAAGCGCGGCGTCGATATCCTTGGTATTACCCAGATTGGCGGTGAAGATGATCTTCTTGCCGTGGGTATCTATGATGCCTTCCGACACATTCAGCAACTTTGACATCGTGTCATTGTCCTTGTCCGTGCGACCGAGAAGGAGCAGGTCCGCATCTTCCAGCACCATGAGGTTCTGCTGCCAGGAGATGAAGTTCGTATACAGGTTGTCGTTCTTCATGACCTTTTCATCAAATGCCGTCAGTGCAGAAAACTTGCCGCGATTGATGATGTGCGCGATGAGCGAGGACTTGCCTGTGCCCATAGGTCCGTTGAGGATCAGCACATTCGAGTCGGAGGCAATGAAGCGATCAATCCAGGTGTCCACATCAGGCTTGATGAAGGGATACACTTCGGGCATGATCGGCTTGTACTTTTTCAGGGGGAACACGACCTCGTCAATGTGCCCGCCGTCGGCGAAAATCCAGGTGACCTCTTCGTGTCGGCCGCGGATGTTCTTTTCGAGGGCTTCGGCGAGCATCGCAGCCTTTGACTCCACATTGGGAGTGGAGCCGTACAGACCCACTTCGTAGTAGGTGGACGACACGGCCGAGCCTGATCTAGGCTGGCACATTTCGAGAATGTAGTTGCCACCGACACAGTTCACAAAGAAGACGGCCGAGCCGCGCGAGAACTCACGATAGCGAACCTTGCGCTCCTGGGAGAAGATACACTTCTCAAGGAAGACATCCTTGATTGTGGCCGTGGAAAGTCCCGTCACGCGGCCCACATCCTGATAGAAGACCTCGGACCACTGGGACACTTCCTTCTCGACCAACATCTCGCGAGGCGACATGTTGTCCGCAAATCCATAGTTAAAGTTTGAAGTCATTGAACTTTCCTTTGTTTCGTGATTTTCCTTGGAAGACATGAGGTGATTGGTTGTCGCCTCCATCGCGTGTGTCCATCTTTTTATCCGAATGTTGGTTCCCATGCGAGGCGCCCGAATGGTTTTTAGTCCCACCTTGATGATTTCCCTTATGAGTTAGTGTCTGGGCACCAGGGTTCACATCGTACAGTCTCATGTGATCCTTGTCCACCCCGACAATAAAGCGTTTGTGTCGGTTCTTGTCGCCGTAGCGTGATTTCACCTGAATGGCCTGATACTGATTTAGCTTGGCTAGTTCCTCGGACTGGGTAATCATCAGATAGAAGTCTGCGATACCTGCAAGGTCCCAGGAGTCGGCGGTATTGTTCAGATCAGGATCAGAAGACGTGAAGCCTTCGCGATTTAACTGCTGGGCTGACCAGATCGCCGCATCGTATTCCTTCGCAAGACCTCTAATCTCGGCACCGATCTGACCTTGATAGGTGTTCGTATTGATCGTACCACCTAGCTTCATGGACGCGGCGGCACAGATGCCGATGTAGTCGATGCAGATGATATCAGGAACAAAGTTCTTCTTGATCTTGAGTTCTCGCAGAAACGCCTTGAACTGAACGACGGACGCGCCACGGGTTGGATATTCCTTGATGACCACATTACCCTTTGCGGTCTTCTTCATCTTGACGACCTTACTGTCCCAGTCCGCCTTTGATGTACCACGAAGCTTATTGATGTCAATGTCGAGCAGATTTGCGTCGATGCGCTTTGCGATTTCTTCCTGCGCCATTTCGAGCGTGAAGTACACGACCTTATAACCTGCGAGTGCATAGGCGGCCGCGAAGTGGCATAGATGAAGTGTCTTACCTACATTGACACCACCGCCGATTAGATTGAGTGTCTTGCGTGCGACGCCACCACCCATGACGAGATTGTAGAAATGCAGGTCCATAGGAATGCGCGGAACATCGGAGTTGATGAAATCATAGCGCGCGTCCGTGTCATTGACATAATCGTGGCCCAGTTCGGAGTCAAAGGATACTGCCAATGCGTCGGAGAGTATCTGAGGAATGGCAGTCTTTGTCTGTGTCTTCTTGCCCGATCCATCGATGATCTTGATCGACTCATAGATCGCATTGAACAGCGCGCGCTCCTGGCACCATTGTTCTGTCTTGTCCATCATCCATTGCGTCTTCGTCTTGTCCGGTGTATCGGATAGACTCTCGGAACGCTTCAGGGTTTCGTCAAGCATTGCCTGCTTGAGATTATTCTTCTTCTTGATTTCCAATTCCAGAGTTTGCTTGGACGGCAGTATGTTGTAGGTAGTAATAAACTCCCGTGCGGCACCGAACAGGAGTCTATTGGCTTCATCCTCGAAATACTCTGGCTTCAGAAATGGGATTACCTTTCGCGAATAGTCTTCATTCGCTATCAGGTTCTCCAGAATCATTTCCTCTAGTGTCGCCATCTTTGTCGTTTTCTTCTTTCTTTAGTGCCTGCATCATCAAAATCGAGAAGGCAATGTTGAACACCAGATTGTTAAAGTCCTTCGACTTTCCGAGTAGCGTTCGTTCCTTCTCGGTCAGATTGATGAAATCATAATCCATCGAAAGGTGTGCTCCGTTCGGATCATGTTCTACCAGCCCAACCTCATTGAACTTGAACTCTATGTCCTTGAACGTGCCCTTCAGGACCGTGATCTTTGCCCATGACGCACCCCGAACATCCTTCCACTCCGAGATAGAGTAATCAATGCCAAAGACCAGGTCTGCCGGATCGGCCTCGAACGAAGATGTTACGACCTTCGGCGGTGGCGGCTTCGGAGCAGGAAAGAGTTTGGCTTTGATCCATGACCATAGAGACATGATACACTATTCCTCTTCGGAAGTCAAGGGTTGTTCGTCTTCCACCACCGCGTCCTCTGCGGTGGTTTCTACTACGGCCGCGCTATCATCGGACTTGACGGAGTACTTGAAAATCTTTCCACATGCCTCATCGATCTGATCCAGGAGTTCCTCGGTGTAGTACGCACCGGGGTTCTTGTCCAGTTCGGACTCATGCACAACCACGCCGTCTGGGAACTGATATTCTTTCCGCCCCAGAGCCTTCACCAGACGCGCGCCGACTGCGATATCCAGCAAGCCGGCATAAGGATTGAGGCCATTCGCATACGACAGATAGGTCGAAATCACCTTGTTCTCAATCGTATTGCGGGACTTCTTGAGCGTGCAGATGATATCATTGCCGACGACGACTGCATCCATGCCGGAGCCTTCCTTGTCCTTCTTCTTTGACAGGAAGATGATGGTCGATGCCGCATATTCTAGACCTGTACCGCCGCCCATCTTCTTCGTCGGGAACATACCAATTGACTGATAGGTGTGATTGGTCACGATCATAGGAACCCGTGCCCTACCCAGAAGAGAGGTAAGAATACGGAAAGTACCCTTCGTCACACGCGCCTTCGTCATATCGACCACATGCTTGTCGTCGGCTGCGTCCTCGGTCTCCTTGATCGTGGACAACATTCCGAGTGAGTCGAGTGCCATGAACATGGGTGGTCGCGTCGCCTTGTCGAGCGTGAGATAGTGCTGAAGCATCTTGACGGAACGCGTCTTGAAGTCCTCGATTGTATCGACCTCGACCACGATGACGCGCGTAGGATCAATGCCGCGGGACTCCAGAAGCGCCTTGGAGATGTTATGCTCGGAGTCATAGATGACCACGATGCCTTGTGGATTCTCTTCCGTAAACGAACGGACGCCTTCCAGCATGAAGAATGTCTTGCCGGTTGACGGATCGCCGGCGAGACCCGTGATCTTGGGAACAGGATAGCCACCGCGGATCGATCCTGAAATCAACGCATTAAGAGACGTCGAGCCAGTATCAATGAAGCCTGTAATCTCGGCGCCACCGTCGTCGGCAATCGTTGCCCATTCGGAGCCTGATGCCTTGATCAGGTCCTTCAACATCTTCTTGTTGTCAATTGTACCGGCAGCCGTGGCTGCCTTCTTATTTGCCTTCGCCATCTTCTATTTTCTCCAATCGTGTGATATCTTCTTCGTCGCATTCGGAACCCATTTGTAATTCCAGAATCATCAGGGGTTCGTCACCGATGTTCTCAATCTTGTGTCGTGACATTCTAGGAATGTATAGCATGTCTCCCACACCGTGATAGTATGTGTCGTTTTCTGGGTCCGACAAATCCCAGGCCTGACTGACCTTTGCCAGCCCGCGCATGATGACCCAGTATTCGTCTCGATGTTCGTGATACTGCAGCGAGATAGCCTTTCCAGGATCAATCATGAGAAACTTGACCTTGTATTGTACATCGTCATAGTTTCCCTGCTTGATGACCTCCCAGCTTCCCCAACGACGATACACCTGCTCAACAATCATTTTTTCCGTCATGTGAAGAACGCTCCTAGTGAACTTTTTGGTTCTGCCGTCCAACCAATCGTCTCAAGTATTCCATTGATCGGATCGACAAAGGTTTTTTCGTATTGTGTATTATAGTCTATGTAAGGCAGAATGTCAACAAATTCTTTTGGGATGCCGTTCTGGAACGACAGCACGGAGATGCCGTTCGGATTGGGTTCCCGAATGTATAGGAACTTGATCTTGTCGCCTTGTCTGATTAGGGGATACTTCTTCTCAAGTTTGTGTGAGGCTATGAAGTGATTATATAGCATCGAACCGCGCACATGAATAGGCGTGCCTTTTGGAATCAGAACGCCTTGTTCCTTTGCCTCCGCCGCGTACTTGGCCAGTTCGTTTACCGAACGGGGGAATGCGACCTCTTCCGGCTTGAGTTTTGCAAACTCGGTTCTGAACTTTGCCACGAAGTCCTGCACCTGTGTCTCGGTACCGGTCATGATCAGATTGATGCACTCCTTAATCTTCTTGCGACAGATTTCGGGTGTGGAAGATTTGACGGCTTCCAATCCGGACATCTTGATCTGCGGTGTGTCATAGCGAACGCCTTCCTGATCCATCACGGACAGGATGTAACGCTTCTTCGCAGTCCACAGAGCCTTGTTACAAATCGACTCGCGCTTCATGTCCAGATCGACGGATGTCGCGCCCATGTATTCCGCGAGCGCCTTGTTGTACTTTCTGATCTCAGGCGTTATGACTTCTTCGCAGACTTTATCAAGGAATCCAACAATATCTGAATCCGATCTAGCTTTTCGTGCAGTGAATGAAGCAACAAAATCGTCCAGAACGAGATAAACAGAATCAGTATCAACAGCCAAGACATAATCTTTCTCCTTCTTTCCAGAGACACCTCTGAAATACTTGTTAAGTTCCTGCTCCATGTACTTGATCGCGAACTGGCCGGACAGAGTGACTGCGACGGCCTGACGAATATCATAGTATCTGAAGTAGGGCGTGCCGGTGGCACCGTAGCATGAGTTGAGACAGACCTTCTTGCATAGCTGCAGAAGATCATACATTGCGACGCGCTGCTCGGCGTCCGACGCATCCTTGCCGTCGTGCTTCAGCGCCTCGACTTCTTTCTTCGCGGCGATGTATAGCTTCTTGTACTTCTGTCGGTCGGCGAACATCTTGCGGAGAATGGTAGGTAGAAATCCCTCCTTATCAGTTCTAAAGACATGTCCGTTCGCAGCAAGAACCATTCCGTGAGCGCGAAACTTCGGTAGGTCTGGTCCGGTGAGCAGAAACTCTGGACCGACATTCTGTTTGGAGAGGAAGTCTCTGATATCATCCGGATAATCCTGAGGTTCGACAATCGTGTCGGGTGAGATATTGAACTGCATCATGAGCGATGGATACAGGGAGGTGTAGTCAAACGACACGACCCAGTCATTCTTTCCGACCTGTGGGTCCTTCACATAGGCACCCTCGTACTCGGACGTCTTCTCGTCGCGCGTGTTAGGAGACGCAACGATATTCTGATCCTTCAAGTGATTATAGATCAGGGAATCCCACATGCGCGTCTGATAGAAGACATCTTCGTAGTTGGTCTTGGAGTCATATGCGAGAATGAATGCAAGCTTTAGTAGGCCGCGCTTCTTCTCTAGTGCCTGGACTAGCTGCGTGTCCTTGATGTTATAATCGATGAACTTCTCATAGTTCTGCTCGTACAACGCATGTAGCGATCCATACTCGGCATAGGATAGTTTCTCTGCGCCTAGTTCCAGATACGAGATGTAGTTCAGCGAATAGGACTCTTTCTGACCTGGCGGACCGTACTTACGATAGAGTTCCATATAGTCAAGGATCGCGATGCCTGTGATTTCGAACCAGGTGTCAACGCGACCGGAAAACATGGTCG